CAGACTTAACTTCTTCTACTTCTTCGGTATTCTTTGCAAAAACCTTGAACCAGAATTTGGCATCAATAATATGATTTATCATCTTGATTTGTTCGTCGTTAAATCTTGTGAGTAGTTCCCTACCCGTGTCGCTCAAATATAGCAACCAAGGAGATATCTTAGCTGCCCTAATATCATGTACTGCTCTAGGTGTACTAACTATTTTAAAATAGTCCTGCCATTCAGCATCATTGTCTTTAGACCATTCAGCTAGATATAGTACACTTCGTTCTAATGCTCTAATCCCTGTTTCTTTTTTAACATAGTCAAGTAAGAACTCGTCATATAAACTATCCTTGCTCCAATCAGCAAGTTTCTTACCATTTTTAATCAACCATTCAGCAAATTTTTCTGGCTCTAAATATTCATTACGCACACAGCTACGACCAAACTTCACAAATGCTTCATAGTATTGACTACGAATAAAATCTTCCATACTTTTTGGTTTACTAGATGTAGTACTTAGCTCATAAAACATTTGAAACACACGAAGGCCTAGCCGCACATGTGTCATTTCTCTATCCGCCCAGCGGCGTTTCTTAGGACACATGTGGGCAGAAAGTGTTCGCTCATTGCGAAACTCTTTTTCGCACCACTTGCAGGTGGTGTCACTTTCCAAAGATGTCTGCAATAGTTTTGTCATCATAGCCATGTGCTTTCGCTAGTTCTTTTAAATCTTCTCTAGTATTTAACATCAAGAACAGTTCTAAATCATCCCTTTTAAAGTTTGGATATATACTGTAAACAAACTCGCTGAGTTTATCCTTCTTCTTTTTACTGTTAGGCGGTTTGATATAAGGATGGAATTCTACTTTACCAGAACCGGCTGCTGTCATTAGTAACCACTGTAGTTCTGGGTGCTTACTAACATCGCTAAAGTTTTTGTTAACAAGTTCATTGACCATAAACAAGTAATGAGCAGCATTGCGTCCTTGTGCGCTACTAGCATAGCGCATCATCATCCAAGGTACAAATGCTTTCTTCTGTTCATCGGTCAAGCGACTATAAAAGCCTCTGTCCTTTTTGTCCAGAGCTGCCATAATATCTTTTAGAGCAATAGCAGGTTCTTTTTTAGTTTTCATAGTTCAATATCTAAATCTACCTGTTCCCACGGCAAATGGTCTTTACCAAAGTGTCCGTAGTTTGTAGTATCTGTTAATTGTACACTAAACAGGCCGAACTTGTCAATGATTCCTTTTGGGGTAAGGTCAACATTTTTTAGAATCCAATCAGTTAGTGCGCGACTGTCGCCGTTGCTCTCAACATAAAAGCTCATTGGTTCTTTAACACCGATTGCATAGCTGACTTGGCATGTGGCCCAATCTGCATGTCCACTTGCCACAATGTTCTTAGCAAGGTAGCGCATCATATAAGCGGCGCTGCGATCTACTTTGGTAGGGTCCTTTCCACTAAAAGCACCACCGCCATGAGGACTATAGCCGCCGTAAGTATCGACGATGATTTTTCGTCCTGTGAGGCCCGCATCACCATCAGGGCCGCCAATAACAAAACGGCCAGTAGGATTAATGTAAAACTCAGTGTCATTATCAATTAACTCCATTTCAGGCATAGATTGTATAAAGCTCTTTACGCTAGCACGAACATTATCGATACTAATCCAGTCTGCATGTTGCGTACTGCACACAATCTTTGCAATGCGTACAGGCTCTGCATCGTCATTGTATTGGATTGTTACCTGCGACTTTGCATCAGGTCCCAACCATTCTGTACCATTCTTTCGATGGCGAGTAAGCATTTCAACAATACGATGACTTAGATGGATAGCCAAAGGCATATAGTTAGGTGTTTCACGACAAGCATAGCCAAACATAAGACCCTGGTCGCCTGCGCCAAAGTCATCTGTGCCTAGTGCAATATCTGCACTTTGTGGATGCAGCTCGTTATAGATTTTTAGATGCTGCCAGTGGAAGCCTTCTTGTTCGTAACCAATATCCTTAACTGTGTTACGCACAATGTCTGCAATCACACTCTTGTCAATTTCTTTGGTGCTCTTATACTCACCAGCTAGTGTTACCATGTTAGTGGTGACTAGTGTTTCTACTGCGGCACGGTGAGCTGGATTCTTATCCAGAATATATGTAGCAACAGCATCACTGATTAAATCAGCAACCTTGTCAGCATGTCCTTCACTTACGCTTTCACTTGTAAAAAGATACCCCATTATTCATCCTTGTTATATGTAATGACGCTAAATGTTTTAACGCCCTGTTCTGTTAGTTTAACTGTGCCGCCTAGAAATATTAGATCAATAACTGAAGCATAACATACTTCGATCGGATGCACATTAAACTTCTTAAGCAACTCAACAATAGCTAATGCTGTTCCGCCTGTGGCGTTCACATCGTCAACAATTAATACATTGCTCACTTCACCAAGCGGAGCATTTTCTTTCATATGCAGACTCGTGTTAGCATACTCATACTCAAAGTCATATCCAATTGTGGGCGGTGGCAGCTTGCCTGGCTTGCGAACCAGGTGTAACGGGACACCCAAATTAAGTGCTACTGGGCCGCCCCAAATAAACCCCCTAGCATCGGCTGCTACTACATCAGTGATATAATTAGCCCTAGCAAACGCTGTAATAGCGTCTACAGTGGCTTTAAATGCAGCAGGCTTATACAGCAAGCTAGTAACATCTTTGTACTGTACACCCGCTACAGGAAAGTCTGGAATAGGGGTAATTTCATGCTTGAGGTTATAAGGATCTGTATCTTGCATTAGCCCACTAAGTCCCCAACTTGTAGATCACAAACCTTGTTAAGCTCTTTAACAAACAATGCACATAGCGGCTTACCCTTATTTTCCAATGGTACTGCTAGTACATGCCCATTCTTTAACTTTGGAAAGTACCATTTAACATCTTGAAATATGTTTGTAATAGAAATATCGTAACTGGTTAAAGAGTTGCTTACCATTGGATTTAATGCTAGACAACGAAATCCTCGATTATTTAAACTTGCTAAAGGAATAACTTCTACCGCAGTATAGTCCTCATCACAAATTACAATACTCCAATCCATGGGCATTTGCAAACTATGTTTGCCTATTTGTAGGCAGATAGCAGGAGCATGAAAGCTCTCTAGAAAGATCAAAGGAAGAAAGTAATAGTCGATGTAGGTTGGATCGCTTGCATCAAGTACACAATATCGAACGTCTTCAATTTCATCTGGTACAGTATCTAAATCATAGGGTTTGTTATCAACTGTTAGTATTTTCATATTGCTTCCTAAATGTTTTGTTTAAAATGTTTGCCATGTCAGCAAACACGCTCTTACCTTGCCGTGAACTGTTTGTTACAATCTTGTTAGGACCGCGGTCCCAATTATAAGCAAATGTTAGTTTTGGGATGTAGCTACACCATTCGCTGTGTACAATGAGTGGGCTGTTCATGAACTTCATGTTCATATCACACCCACAACCAACACAACGTCCTTCTAGTTTTAGAAAGGCTTTATCAGTGTCAGTGAGATTTGTATATTCGTCCAGTGTCATTTTCATTTGTATTCAACTTTAGTCATTTGGTTTCTAAAGTTTTGTTCTTTATAATATGTTTTACGATGTGTTAAGTGTCTCTTACTATACTTTAAATTGCTGGTAAGGTCAACTACTTGTACATAATCTTTATCTTCTGCTTTACGGATTCCGCGGCCGATACTTTGAATTACACGAACAAAGCTCTTGCCGGGCTCTATCATAACAAGATTGAAGATGCGAGGAATGTTAATACCCACAGCAGCAACACCGTAGGTAGCAACAATAACCTTGTTATTCATTTCACTAACTTCAGCGTATTCCTTTTGACGATCATTTGTTTTCATCTCGCCACTGATAAACACCCAATCTGAGTTACGCTCCATTAGCATTTCGCCTGTTTTGATACGATCAATTAGTACAAGTGTGTTACCGCCTGTGCTTAGTCCGTTGATTATTTGACTAATGTGATCTATACGAGTTGGATCTGTAAGCAACCATTTTAGTTCTTGAGCGTAACTATTAAAACCCAATTGGCCGTCCTGCAACTGAAGAATATTAATATCTAAATCAGCAAGCACACCCATATCTTGAAGTTCCTTGCTGCTTAAATTACCAACTACAGGACCAATAGCACAAACACAACCAACTGCTTCGTATTCATCTTTGGGGATGGTACCAGTTAAACCCCAACGAATAGGTACATTACGGAACATGCCGCCTAACTGATCACGAAGCACATCAGCCTTTGCCTTGTGAACTTCGTCAACCATTACGCACACTACACCTTCTAAAAACTCGTCAATTGTGATATTAGCGGTGCCGGCTTTAGTTGCCTTTTCCAAAATGTCAAGACTCTGCCATGTGCAAATAGTGTGAGTCTTTCCAAAGTCTTTTCTGTCGCCAAAGTATACTCCAACATCAAGTCCTAAATTGATATAGTCACGCTCTGTTTGAACAACAAGATCCTTGTTGGGCACAATTACAATTGTTCGACCATACGGCTCACAGCGATGACTTAGAACTGCTGTGATGATGGTCTTGCCTGCGCCGGTAGCAATCTGCTGTATGCATTGTGGGGTATCAAGAAAGCGATTAATTACTTCTACTTGATAGTCTCTAAGTATAATAGGTTCGCCCGCATTTGGATGATTCTTAGGCCATGGAATGTGCTCATAGTCCAATTGATCTACAGCACTGAATTCAAAGTTCCACTTGGTACGCATATCGTTGATTTCGATATCGTAACCCTCTTCAACTACTAGAGGCAGTAGTTTATCCAAAAGATTAAAATAGGTACGGCCGCCAATATCGCAATATCTAATACAGCCGTCCCAGCGTCCTAATTTAAACGCAGGCATATGTCTAGCATAGGGCAAGAAATACTTTACTGCATCAGATATCTTGCGACGAGTTCGCGGGTCCAGTCCCGCAAACCTAACATTAACTTCATCGCGAATTTCTAATGTAACCTTCTGCATACTATACTAATTTATACTCAGTCAATGGATTTGTCAAGCCCTTAAAATAGATAAAAACTACCCCCCGAGTTGCCTCGGGGGGTAGTGCCTTTACGCTGTGGGAGAATAACGCTTAGGCAAACCGCTTCATACAGGTGCTCTCTGCAAGATCCTTCCAGTTCTCAGGAGCCATCTTCTTAAGGTCTGCAACCTTAAGCACCATACGCAAACTAATCTCTCGGAGTAGACTTGCCTTCTCAACCATAAAGTCTACAACCTCCTGCTCGCCCTCACTACCAAAATCGTACTCAGCAAGCATGCCGTCGTTAACGATCTGGTTAATTCGCAGGAAGCGATCGCTTACACTATCCATACCCAAGTCAATGTAGTGGCAGCGTGACATTAGGGCCTGCAAGTGATCCTGAATCTTCTTGCTACGAACATTCTCAAAGTTGACGTTCGTGATAAAGATACAACCACCCTTAAAGTCGAATCGATCCGGAATGCCCTCGCGACGCAGAGCGTTGGATTCTGCCTTCCAAGTAATGGTGCGCTTCTTGCCCGAGTCCAGTACAGCCTTGAGCATGTTCAAGCAAACTTCGTCAAACAAGATGCTGTCACAGTCGTCAAACACAAGGATGTCGCCTTCTCGACTGTTGTTAAACAGCGTCTGGAACAAACCAATTGGGCTCATTGCGCCCTTAACAACTTCAGTGCGAGCATCCTTACCGCCAGCGAGCTTGTGCATCGCTTCGTACTCATCGAGGATTCGCTCAACACCAAAGCTCTTACCAACACCAGGAGGGCCGCTAACAATTAGACCACGCACAACACCGTTAGCAACAGCGTCAGTCATTTGGTCTAGAATCGCAAAACGCTTGCGGATACGATCCATTGCCTCTTCAGGCGTCTCTGCTGGTGCAGCAGGTTTAGTCTTAGTAACCAGTGCAGCAACAGGTGCCGCAGAAGCAACACTCACAGGAGTGTCAGTGCCGACGTACTCTACGTCTTCAATATTTTCAATCAACACGCGGATTGCTGCCTTATCAGTGCCGAGGATGTTTGAAGCATCAACGGTAACAAACATGCCCTTCTTGCCTACCTTCATAGGCTTAACGAGCGGAAAAACAGTATCGTAAATTGGAGCATTACGATAGCTGCCCTGCTTAATTTTAATCAACTTCTGCATTTAATGTCTCCCACAACATTTAACTTACATATTAATAATAGCATCTTTTAGGATGCTGTCAACCAGTTTAGGCAAGAATTTTCAACATAACAATAAGGGCAATAATTGCGCCCCAATAGCCCAGGAATGCATCGAATCCTTTAAATCCTGTAAGCCCTGCGAGAATGTCAAGCAAGTTGCTCAACACTACCCAAGCCCCACCAAGAATTAATACTGCTGCAAACATCGTTTATTCCTTACCCTACATTTATATAATAACATCTTTAGGGAGAGTGTCAACCATTTTTTAGGTAATAAAAAAAGCCTGCTAAATCAATAACTTAGCAGGCCTAATAAAATCAATGACTTACGTCATCTTGTCCGTAATTGTCATTTTTAGCTTCTTTTTTGCGGTCTTTGAATACCTTAGCTCTGTTAAAATTATGTGCGTTTTTAGCCACAGGATTGCGTTTAGCAACTGTTGGTTTTTTAGGTTTTTTAGCCATAACACAATTCCTCAAAAGTATACTAATACTAGCACCTTTTTAGAAAAGTGTCAACTCAGTATTCAGTACAACGATACTCTGTTCTACGCTCTAAAATATCGCCCCAACGGTTTTGCACAATAATTGTAAGTTCTTCGCAATGCTTTTGTGGTTCCTTAACTACAATAATTTTGCGATTATTTTCTCGTTCTTTAGCCTTAGCATCTGAAATAATAGCACCAAGTACAATACCACCAATTAATGGTGCAACCCATTTGCCGCTACCTTTGTGATTGTGGTGATTGTGTGATCTATAATAATCATGATGTTTAGGATCTGCTAGTGCGGGTGTTGCTACTGCAAATGAAAGAACTGCTGCTAAAATATATTTGTACATAGTAATCTCCTACTATTTTATTTAGTGTTTTTGTATAGATTACAACCTTAACTAAACATTAACTAATTACAATATCTTCCATGCCTGCGGTACGCAATCTTGTGATGTGACCAATCTGCCACTGTTTAGTATCTAGGCCTTTCATAATACCCAAAAACTTATTACGCATCAGACTGAATTGGTTGGTCAGGTGAGTGAGAGTAATTACACTCTCCTCACCGTCCACAAACTTTTCAGCATCTCTGCTGCTTAATTGACGATTATAACTTTCTAAATATTTTCTAAATACCTTACTGCGCTCTTTGCGTAATTCAATATTTAGATGTTCTAGAATTGCTTCAATTTCTTGAAGTTGGTTAAATCGCTTTTCAGTAATGCCCGGGAGGGCAGCACTGGCTTTTTCCAGACTGCCCTTGATCCCGCACTCGTACCTGGCTTCGTCAAGCTCATTTTCAAAGTACTCAATGCAATCAACGATAACACTAAGATCTTCTACTATCTTGTTATACCAGGTACTCATGCGTTAACATTCCCAGTCATCTTCATCGCCATCTTCTTCTAATAGAAGATCAAAATGGCTTACTACTGCTGTCTTTAACACGCTGTCATATTCATTAACAAATGATTCAACATCACTGATGTCTACATTATCGTCAAATAGTCTAACAAGTGTTTCAGCAGCCTGTAGTCTTTCTTTTCTTGGGATAAAGGATTTAACCGAATCCCAAACTTCTCCTAGAAGTACTACTTCAGGACTCATCTGCATATTCCTCCGTAGTTGGCTCAAAATCAGCGGGATCAGCGTCTGCTACAGTTGTAGTATTAGCGACTGGATTTTGACCCCACTCGTCAATAATTACCTGCAACTTATTGTTGGTCCAACCTTTTCTGAACTCCTTGATGATTTCACCAGTAACAGGTGAAGTATACGCAAGTCGATTGCCTTCCTTAACAAGAATACCTTTTGCTTCAAACATGTCCAATAGGCCACTATAAGGATTCATACCTGAGTCATAAGGAATCTTAATTTGAACGCTTTCAAACGGCTTGCTATAGCGAGTTTTCATTACCTTACAGGCACTACGAATACCACGCACTTCGCTAATCTTATTACCGTCATCATCTTCCTTGAGCTTGAGCTTACGCATAGCAACTACAATTGAACTAGCGT